CTACGCCTAAAGATGACGGCCTTGCAGCTAAAGCTTACAAGGTTGTGGACTGGCTGGCTCTTAACATTGGTAAAGCTAAGGACAAGTGATCTCACTGATTGTTCAGTTACTCATAGCGTTCCCAAAGATCGGTGCCTTACTTCTTAAAATAAAACGAGAGTATGTTAAAGAGCTTGTTACTCGTCGCGACAATGAGCATCGCAATCTTATCAACGACTGGATGCGTGACGCTGAGGGAAAGCAGGATTCCAGAGTTCCTCCAAAAACTGAACAACCACGAGTTTAGCATCGAGGAAAAAGAAACTATCGGAGAAATTCTCCACTACGTAAACGAATTAGAAAATCAATAACCATATATGAACAAATCAGCTAAAGCCCTTTACAGCTCTTTAGAAGGACACAGGTATCAATACCTAGACAGAGCTAGACAGTGCTCAAAGCTGACGCTTCCTTACGTGATGCCTGAAGAAGGCTTCGGAGCGCATAGCAAACTTGATACTCCATTTCAGGGCGTTGGGGCAAGAGGAGTAAATAACCTCGCCTCAAAATTACTGTTAGCACTCCTACCTCCCAACGCTCCGTTCTTTCGTCTCAATGTAGACACCTTTAAACTTCAAGAAGAGGGAGCTCCTCTTGAACTGATTACTGAGATTGAGGCTTCTCTACAAAGCGTAGAGGAAGCTGTAATGGCAGAGATCAGCCGTGAGTCGTATCGCACTGGTCTCCACGAAGCTCTCAAGCAGCTTATCATAACAGGGAACTCGCTTGTTTATTTACCCGACAGCGGTGGCATGCGTGTGTTCCGTCTTGATCGGTATGTTGTTAAACGCGACCCGATGGGGAATGTTACTCAGATTGTAACTCGTGAGAATCTTTCGTTCAAAACTCTTCCAGAAGAGATGCAGCAGATTGTTGGTGACGACGTAGATGCGGACGGTAACGTCAGTCTCTATACCGCTATCCTTCTTAACGATTCTAACAAGTGGGAAATCTTTCAGGACATCAACGACACACGGGTTCCGAACTCGGAGGGAATTTATGAGAAAGACAAGTCTCCCTTCATTCCTCTTCGATTCTCTCGTGTAGACGGAGAGAACTACGGACGAGGATATGTTGAAGAGTATTTGGGCGACCTCCAATCCCTTGAATCCCTTACCCGTGCTATCGTCGAAGGTAGCGCCGCAGCTGCAAAGGTTCTGTTTCTTGTTAACCCGAACGGCACCACACGTCAGCGTGTTCTTGCCGAAGCGCCGAACGGTGCCATCGTTCAGGGCTCTGCTCAGGATGTAACGACTCTTCAGCTTCAGAAGGGAAATGACTTCCAAGTGGCTCAGGCCACAATGAACGAGATCAAAGATCGACTCGGTCACTCCTTTTTGCTGACTTCTGGAGTTGTTCGGAATGCTGAACGTGTTACGGCTGAGGAGATCCGTATGCTTTCCCAAGAGCTAGAGACTGCTATCGGTGGTCTGTATTCTCTTCTTTCCAACGAGCTCCAGATTCCGCTTGTTAACCGAATCATGGCGGCAATGAACAAAGCCAAGCGCCTTCCAAAGCTTCCTAAAGATATTGTAAATCCTGTGATCATTACAGGTGTGGAGGCTCTAGGGCGAGGTAACGATCTCCAGAAACTGGATCTGTTCCTTGCTGGGGCGGCTCAGGTCGTAGGGCCTCAAGCCGTTGCAGAATACGTCAATGTCGGGGAATACTTTAAACGACGTGCTACGTCCTTGGGTATCAAGACTCAGGGGCTTGTTAAAAGTGAAGAAGAAATCCAAGCAATGATGGAGCAACAGCAACAAATGCAGTTGACAGAAAAGCTTGGGCCTGCTGGTATTAAGGCGGTCTCTGATAGTATAGGTGCAGAGCAATCCGTTTAAAACATTACCTAAGTAAACACAATATACTAAATTATGGCACAACTTAACCAAGTAAGTATCAACGAATCTACCGATTCTGAGAACATCTCTCTCGAAGAACAAGCCGCAGCAATGGACGCTAAACTAGCGAACAAAACTGAGGATACTCAAGCAGCGCAAACTTTAGAGTCGGATCGTCCTGATTGGCTTCCTGAAAAGTTCCAATCTCCTGAAGATATGGCAAAAGCTTATAACGAGCTTCAGTCTAAACTCGGAGAAGGCAGCAAAGAAAAGGATAGCCCGAAAAAGGAAAGCAAAGCTGAACCTGACCAGACGGTAATGCAGGAGATCATTGATTCTGCTACCAACGAGTTTCTTGAAAATGGTGAATTATCTGAAAAGTCGCTTAATGCTTTGGAAGAGCAAGGTCTTGCTCGTAATCTCGTAGAAGCTTATCTTGCTGGTCAACAAGCTTTGATGGAGAATCAAGTCAACCAAGTGAAGGCTACTGTAGGTGGCGAAGAGAATTATGCTGCTATGGCTGAATGGGCTGCTGAGAACCTAGATCAAAGTGAACTGGATGCCTTTAACGAAGTCGTTGAATCGGGCTCAATCAACCAAGCTCAGATGGCTGTTCGTGGCTTGTATTCCCAGTTCGCTTCCGCAGGTGGTAAAGCTCCTAACCTTATCCAAGGTAATACATCTGGAAGCGCTGTGAAGCCGTTTAACTCTGCGGCTCAGGTCACTGAAGCGATGCGAGATCCTCGGTATAAAAACGATCCTGCATATCGTAAGACTGTTGAAGATCGTCTTGCGGTCACCTCTTCGTTCTAAGAGATTTAGAAATAAAACAACCAGCCCTTGTCTTTTGACGGGGCTTTTTTGTATCCCTCCTCTGTGAATCACAACTATGAAACGTAAAGGCGTATCCCTTCGAAAAGAACACAAGTCTGAAAAAGGCGGTCTCACCGAAAAGGGACGGAAATACTACAATAGTAAGACTGGTTCGAATTTGAAGGCACCTCAACCCGAAGGAGGGTCTCGAAAGAAATCGTTCTGTGCTAGGATGTCTGGAGTAAAGGGGCCGATGAAGGACTCTAAAGGACGACCTACACGTAAAGCTTTGGCGCTACGGCGCTGGAAATGTTAATCAATCAAATAATATACTATGCCAAAAGTAGGAACAAAACATTATCCCTATACCCCGAAGGGAATGGCTATGGCTAAGAACGCAGCCAAGCGTAAGGGGCTTACCGTCCAATACGGTAAAAAGAAATAATAACTTTCAGGTCTAAATACAATGTGTGCGACAAGTAGCGCAATGCCCACTGCGGTGGATAACATTAGGCTAGCAAACGAAGCAAACTGAATAAGGACTGATCAAACCAACTAACTAAAACAACTAAATATAGAAAGTAACCAATCATATGGCTAACGGAAATACAAGCCCATCTCGTGTGGGTGTAATTAACGGAACAAGTGACGGTTCGTTTGCGCAAGATAATGCGCTCTTTCTGAAGGTGTTCTCTGGTGAGATCCTTACTACGTTTGAAGAATACAACGTAATGAAGGAGCTTCACATGGTTCGCACCATTCAGAACGGCAAGACCGCTCAGTTCCCTAAAACAGGTATCGCAACTGCGAAGTATCACACAGCAGGTCAAAACATCGCTGACGCTGGTAACTCTTACCTGTCTGATATCAAGAAGAACGAAGTCACCATCTCTATTGACGATGTGTTGATCGCTTCGACCTTCCTTGCTAACATCGACGAGCTCAAGACTCACTACGACGTTCGTAGCATCTACGCTCAAGAACTTGGTAAGGCATTGGCAAAACGCTTCGACATCGCTACGATGAAGACTCTTGTTGCTGGTGCTCGCACCTCTACTCCTACCATCAGCGGTGGTAAGGCTGGCATCCAGATCACTGGTGCTACTCTTACAACTGGAACAGGTCTTCTTGACGCACTGTTCGAAGTAGCTGAGAAGCTGGATAACAACGACATCCCATCCGAGGATCGTTTCGCTATCCTTACTCCTACTCAATACTACAAGCTGATCAGCGACCCATCCACTAACATCGCTCTTAACCGCGACTACGGTGGCGAAGGTTCTGTCGCTCAAGGTGTTGCTCCTATGGTAGCAGGTATCA